AGGGCCGTAACGTCTTGCTGGGTTTCCAGCCCGAAATCACCCGTGACATCATCGAAATGAAACCACTGCGTGATACCTGTAGCTGGATCGCTGTCCAGCACTCGTCTCATCGACATGATGGCGTCTACCGGGGGGTGGGAACCGAGGCCCCCACCCCACCAGCAGAACTACGCCGAAGTGATTCCGGCAACGACACCATGAGCAGCTTCGTTGTTGACTTGAAGCCCCCATTCGGTGAGCGCCATTCTCTTATCGGCGTCACCCGTCCTCGCCAACGACTCAATGGTGTAAGGTCGCAAGCTCGCGATCTTCACCTCGTCTGGGTCGATCAAGAACGCCCAGTTGTTCATCAGCGAGCCGGCACCTTCGTCTACCACTGATGTGAAGAACCGATTCGCTACAACCGACAGATTCCCAAAATCGCTGACATAAATATCAGCGGCCCCGATAATCGTCGTCGGCTCCGCGCCGGTCGCGTTGTACCTCTGGGCAGCGATGCCGGTGAAGGCGCTCACAGCGGTCTTGTTGAACGGGCCGACCATGAGTATCGACGGCTCGCCACCATTCTCAAAGCACGACTGCATCGTGTCCGTGAGCATCGACTCCAAAAACGCCGTGGGAATGTCGAAAGACTTCCACACCTCGCTCGCGCCTGTCGGGACCGAACCCGAATAGCTGGGCTTGGTCGCGGTGTTTTCAACAACATTCGATTTCAGCCAGCAAGGGAACCCAGCGGTGACGCGGGCTGTCGCTGTCGCACCGACAACTGCACCGACGCCATTCAGCAGCGCAGCCACTTCGACGTTGCGCTTGAGTTCCTTGGCAGCTTTCGCCGCCTGATAGCCGACTTCAGAGGCGCGGCCAGCCTTGTTTACCTTCTGCTCGGTGCCAGAGATAATGAAATCTGCCATGTTGATCTGGCAATAGTTGCCCAGCCGAACGGTTGGTGTGACTGCCGTGAATGACGACAGATCCTGGCCTTCAACGACCGGCGTACCGCTGGCGGTCGCGAGTGAATCCGTCTGCCACTCGAAGTATGTGTTGTCTGCGTCCCTGCTACCTATGTTGCTCTGGAAAGGCGTCGAAGTCGGGCTGATATCAGAGATCAGATCACTGAGATCCTCCCGAATGCCTTTCGCTTCATAGGTCAGGAACGAATTGGCAATAACTGCCATCATTCATCTCCAGTTAATCCGTAAGGATTTCCGCGAACAGAGCCGCAGCGTCATCGACCTTTCCGGTCTGTTTCAGCTTGGCTCTTGCCGCTTTCCCCTTACGGGAGCGTGTTTGGGTGGCAATCGTTTTGCTGCCGCCTTTCACACTGCCGATTTTAGATTTGGCCGCCGTGATCTTGTCGCCTGTGGTCAGCTCATCGTAGAGCATCGCCTTTCGCAGTATTACTACCGCTCGGGCATCGTACAGCTGATTGAGCTCCTCCGGAGAGTAGCCCTCAGTCTGTCCGTATGTCATCAATCTCCGCTGATCATCGGCTTGAGTATCGCCGTCCGACCACTCAGGAATCCTCTCGAGAACTTTCGTGCGCTCAACAGCGATATGCTCGTGCAGCCGTTTGTCGTTTTGCTGCTGCGTGAGCTGCTGCATCCGGCCTTGTTCGGCCTGCACGGCCTGGATCTCCGCACCGCGTTGGCGCTCGAGCTCCTTCAGCTTCAGCCACTGGACCGGGTCATCGCGCTCCAGCGCGTCCCAATCCAAGTTAGCCGGCGCGTTGGCCGCTTCCATCTGTCCTCGAAGTTGTTGCAGCACCTCCTGGTACTGCTGATACGTCTGCTGCATAGCAGCCTCTTGAGCCGGGAGGTTCTGGAGTTGCCCTTCCAGGGTCTTCCGCTCCTCGGCCAGCTCCTGAGCCCGTTGTGTGTACGTCGCACCCCGCTGGTATCCGCGCACGAGTTCGTTCAACGATACTTGCGACTCTTCACCATCTGCCTTGATGGTGTAAATCGGCTGATCATTTTCAGATAGCTCGCCCTCCGGTTCATCGGCTTCGGGCTCGTCCACCACCGAGTCATCGGCTAACTCGGTATCCTGCTGCTGTGCTACATCCGAGGAATCGGTTGAGGGTTGCTCTTCTGACGAAGAATCCTCTTCCGGTAGCTCCTCGGGTCCGCTAAGCACTTGGGTAAAAGCGTCCTCTATATCGCCCATAGAGCGTGGGCCAGCTTCTTTCGTACCGGCTTCGCTCATCACTTCCTTCCTTTCTTGGTTTTCTTGCGTGATTTCTCCATCGTCCAATCCGAGATCAGGGTCCGCAGTCCGCGCAACATCTCGTCCAATCCGCGATTCGCGGCACTCAGGGCTTCACGCTCATCGACCGCGCGCGGCTCGGACAGCGTCCACTGCATGACATATCCCTCGCGGGTGCGCTCGATCATCTCGACGAACACCGGATCGTCCAGGATCTCCTGGGCGCGGCGTCCTTTCTGTTCGCTGTTCAAGTCCATCACAGCCCTTCCTTCAAGCTCGCTTTGAGCAGCTCGATATCGACATCATTCTGGAATTTCTCTTCCGCCTGGAACTCCCGTATCGAGAGATCACCAGCGATTCTGGCGCTTTCGCGTTCATCGAGCTGCTGCTGTTTCATCACCGCGAGTTCGAGTTTCTGCTGTTCGATCTGAGCTCTGGCCTGGATGTCCATCATCTGGGCCTGCACCATCATCTCTTCCGGTGACGGCTTAGGCGGCTCCTCGGGCGGAGGCGGCTCATAGTCGGGCGGGATCGGCTTGAAGAACTGGCTAGAGTCCTGGAACCCGCTCACTTCTAGCATCTTAGCGAGCGTGTTGCGGAACTGGCCGAGCCCGACCAGCGGATTGCTCGGCCCGAGCTTCTCTAGGATTTCCTTCTGCTGCAGGGCCACCTGGCCCAACACCGCTAGGCGTTCGTCTGCCATGCCGTGGCCGAGCCCTACGTTCACGCTACAATCCATATTGGAGTCCCACACCCGTGGATCTATGGGCACCCATTCATCGCGCAATCTGACCATGCGCTCACGGTCCTGATGCGTGATGACGAGTTTGAGGATGCCCTTACACATTCGACCGAAAGCGTCAGCGAACATCCGCGCCATGAGCTCGAGGCGCTGTTCCGCGCCACGCACCGTAGCGGTAACCGCTGCCTTGGTGGTCGATTGCAGGACATCGGGATCTAGGCCCTGGGATGCGGCTGTCTGGCCGGTACGCGCTTCCTTCATCGCGTCCAGATATTGCAGCATCGGGAAGGCTTCCTTGCCGAGGAACGGCACTGTGAGCTGCTGCACCATACCAGGCTGGCGCATCCGGATGATCGAACCGACCTCTGGGTTCAGCACATCATCGATCTCGACCATGCCCTCGACCACGCCGGTACGCGGGTAGAGCGCGAACGCCAGCGAATCCAGGATACCACGCAGCACCGCCGACTTCACGCGCTGGATGTCTTTTGTCTGATCGGCCAGATCGGAGCCGAAAAAAACGTGCGGTTCCGGATCGGAATTGAACATCGCGAACGGGATGTCGGTGGCTGGCTCGTTATTCACGACCTCGTAGCCGTCACCGATCGTGCAGACTCTTCGGAGCTCGGCTATCCCGTCCCCATCGTAATCGATGTAGCACCATGCCTCAACGTAGAGCACGCGCCTGCGCTCGTAAGCAGAAACCGGACCCTGCACATCCGGACTCGATGTGCGCGCCCAATATTCGTCGTTATCCAGGAACGCGATTTGATCCGACAGGTGCTCGTCGAGCAGATCGCGATCGTAGCCGAGCGCGACCAGCGACGATACGGTCGCCATCGTGCGATGTCCTACGACCATAGCATCGTCGAGCGAGGTAGCCGCAGCGTCCACGAAAAACTCTTCGGGCGGCATCGTCTCGATCTTGATCTTATTGCGTTTCCTGGAACGCCTGATCTCAACGTCATAGACCTGTGGCGGCGGCTGGCCCTGCGCCTGCATCTGGGCGATTTGCTCGGGCGGCACACCGGGCGCTGGCCGGCCTTCGACGCTTATGGCTTCGACGCCTTCTTCTTGCAAGATCAGGCCGAGCGCGCCCTCATCGAGGCCCTCGAAGTTATGGGTCTGGATCTCAATGCTGTCGTCCCACCACCATTTCACGAAGCCGCCGCGATTGACCAGGGCGTCCTTGAAGACTGAGTAGAACATCTCCAGGCCGTTATTGTCGACGTTCAATATGAAATTGACGTAGTCGGTCGCCTGTTCGGCCATCGCGACATCGTTTGCGGTGCGGGGCACGAACTCGACAGCTTTTTCTGAGCCGAAGAACACGCGCATCATGGACGGCAGCACGGCCTGTACAGAATCTCGTACATCCCGGCTGACGACCTGGGACCGGCCATCGACCTCGTTACCGAACGGGTCGCCACGGTAGTACCGGGTCGATTCAGCCCTGATGGGGCTGATATCGTCGTCGATGTACTGGATCGCGTCCGAGATATAGGAGCGAACTGCGGTTTGCAGCTCTTCCTCGCTCATCCCGACGCCGGCCTCGGTTTCGGCCTCGTCTATGTACGCCAACGACTTTGGCTCCGGTCCCCTACCCGATCAGAAGGTACAGCACGCCAGCGAGCGCGTCAAAAGAGGTTGAGGGCTAAGGGCACCAACTTGCTCCTGGGCAGGGAGAAAATTTGCTCTTTGGTTGTTTAAGCCGGCCCGTGGAACACCATTCCACCGGGCACGGCCCCTTAGACCACTCCAGATAAATTACGCTTGATCGCGCCCAAACGTCTACCCGATCGTCCACCCATCGCTGTCCCGGCATCGGACGCGAACGTCAAAACGAACGCATCCGCAGAGTCAGGTGACGAGACACCGCGCTTCTTGAGCTCGCCCTTGCTTTCGATCTTCACCCTACCGCTCGAGGTATAGGTATAGCGCACGGTCGCGAGTTCAGTTTTCAGTGTCGCGTCTCTCGGGAGGCGTACATCTCGGCCTTCGAGCCAGTGTTTGGCCTTGTACCAGAGTTCGGCGCGAAGATTCAGATAATGGTTCCCCATCGCTGGGGATTCAGCGACGTTGATGCCGTAGGCCGGCAGCTCGAGCTCACGCAGCCTGTCGACCACACCGGCCCCGAGCCCGATCGAGTCCACGAAAATCTCGACTGGTTTCTCCAGGCTAGAATCGTATTCAGCCTTAATCGCGCCCGTCAACTCCATGGTGTCCAAATTGCGCCACAGGCGTATCGGCTCGGTGACCGCGTTGCCTTTGCGCTTACATAGCGCGCTGGAATCGCTCCCGAACCGTGCGACATCGACGCCCCAGACGGTAGAGCCGAACATCGTCGGCTCGACATCGCGACTGATCGCCTCGGTGACGAGTTCCTGCGG